ATGCAGCCTATCCGAACAATAGGATGCGTGTATATGATAATAGCTTAACCCCAAAGCAACCTAAAAATCCTGATTTCAAAGTAAGCACTCAATTCTATCAAGTTGAAAATGGTTACACATATAGACTTGGCGACACAGATGAGTACTACTGGAAATCAGAATAATATTGACAAATAAGATTTTAACCACTATAATTAATTATTTAAAGGAGAAATATGAGCGACAGAGTCTATGGAATTGACGAAAAAGCCAAATTAGAAAGATTAGTAAATGAAGGATGCACTGTATTGCAGGAAATTCAAGATTTAAACGAAGGATTAAAAGACACAGTCAAAGCAGTTGCTGAAGAATTAAATGTAAAGCCTAGTTTAATTAACAAAGCGATCAAGATTGCACATAAAGCAGATTGGCATCGTGTTGCAGATGAATTTGAAGATTTAGAAACTATTATTGCAACTGTAGGAAAAGACATTTAAAAAATAGTTATGATGTGGAATTTTGATACACTTAACTCTATACATTTAGAACTTAGCAGTAAATGTAATGCTGCATGTCCGCAATGTCCTAGATTTTTAGATCATAGCCCTAATGTAGATCCAAATTTATTTCAAACTGATATAAGTTTCGATACATTTAAAAAATGGTTTAGTCCATCTCTATTAAAGAAAATCGATAACTGGATAATATGCGGAACTCATGGAGATCCTATAACTTGTATTGATTTTTTAGATATAATAAAATATATTTGTGAATACAGTAATGGAAGTATCCAAATTAACACAAATGGCGGCTTACGTGGAATTAAATTTTTTAAACAATTAGGAAATATATTCCAAAATGCAACTGTAAAAGATAGTGTAAACAGATTAGTAGTTTTTTCGATAGATGGCTTAGAAGATACTAATCATTTATATAGACGAAATGTAAAATGGTCTAATGTTTTCGAAAATCTTAAAGCATATAAATCAACAGGTGCATATGCTGCTTGGGATTTTTTAAGGTTTAATCACAATAATCATCAAATAAATAAAGCAAGAGAAATTGCAGAATCACTCAACGTAGAATTTAGATTAAAAAATCCTTTTGGTGTTTCAGATTATGCAATGCCTGTAAATGATAATAATTATAACTTAGAATATACAATCTATCATTATACCAAAGAACCAACAAAAACATTTACTCCTAATACAAGAAATTATACAGCACCACTTCCAGATCCTAATTTTGTTACAAATGGATGTATAACATGCAACAGTTTTAGAGATAATATACATGAAGTATATATAGACCATTTAGGTAGAGTTCATCCTTGTTGCTTTATAGGTGGAGATATAAACAGCCTGCCTTATATGGATATAGTTACTGAAGTTAAGCATATACAAAAGATTTTAGGTAAACAAAATAATCTTTACTATTATTCTTTAGAAGAAATAATGAATAATAATATATTATCCTTATATAGTAATAGTTGGGCAGATAAAACTGTTAAGAAGTGTTGGATACAGTGTGGTAAAAAAAATAGTAATAGATCTGTAGATAATTTATTTGTAGAAAATTAAAAAGGAAAATTATGTTATGGCAGAAGATAAAAGATTTTTGGATTAGAAGCTATACAAGTGATCGTATAGCATTTTATTTTGAAACTTTAGCTAGTATATGTGTTTTTACTAGCATGACATGGATATCTATAACAGCTCAACATCCTCCCATGCATTTAATATATCCTGTTAGCTTTACAGGAGCAGTATTTAGTATTATTGCGTTTGTCAGAAGAGGAGTAGGATGGCCACTTGTTATGACTATTTACTTTGCATTTTTGCATATCTTTGGTTTTGGTCGTGCAATGAGTTGGTATTGATAAATAAACTTTTACGCTTTAAGCATGTAGACGGTACGTTAGCCAAAAAATAACAAGAAAGATATAATGAGTTACGTCGACGCAATTTTTGATCGAAACGAAGATTTAATCCGTGTGGTAGAAAGAACTGACGGTAAAAGACACTTTACAGAATACCCTATTAAATATACTTTTTATTATAAAGATCCTAAAGGCAAATACCTAAGTATATACGGGGATCCGCTTTCAAAGATAATTTGTAAAAATACAAAAGATTTCCGTAAAGAAATAGCCATCAATAGAGATAAAAAACTTTTTGAAAGTGACATCAATCCTATTTTCCAATGTTTAAGTGAAAATTATCTCAATCAAGATGCTCCTAAACTTAACATTGCATTTTTTGATATTGAAACAGATTTTGACCCTGATAGAGGGTTTGCTGACCCAGCAGATCCTTTTATGCCTATTACTGCTATCACAGTGAATTTACAATGGTTAGATTTATTAATTACATTAGCTCTTCCTCCTAAAACATTATCATTAGAACAAGCAAAAAATGAAGTTATAGAATGGGGTGACGAGATTTTGCTTTTCACTGACGAAGGCGAAATGCTAGAAACCTTCCTTGATCTTATAGAAGATGCTGACGTATTAAGTGGTTGGAACTCGGAGGGTTACGATATTCCTTATACAGTCAATCGTGTAAGCAGGATACTAAGCAAGGATGATACAAGACGCTTTTGCTTGTGGAAGCAATTACCTAAGAAAAGAGAATATGAAAAGTTTGGTAAAAAAGCAGAAACTTTTGATCTTGTTGGCCGAGTGCATTTAGACAGTCTTGAGTTATATAGGAAGTACACATACGAAGAACGTCATAGCTATAGACTAGATGCAATTGGCGAAATGGAAGTAGGTGAGCGTAAAACTGTTTACGAAGGTACACTGGACCAGTTATACAACAACGATTTTAAAACATTTATTGAATACAACAGACAAGACGTTGCACTATTAGATAAACTAGATCGTAAACTAAAATTTATCGATCTAAGCAACGAACTTGCCCATGCCAATACAGTACTATTACAGACTACAATGGGTGCTGTAGCAGTTACAGAGCAAGCTATTATTAACGAAGCGCATGATAGGGGAATGCGTGTACCTAATCGTCCTAAACGAGATGACGAAAATACAGCGGCTGCTGGTGCGTATGTCGCTTTTCCAAAAAAAGGTGTGCATAAATGGATAGGCAGTATGGACTTAAACAGTCTATATCCTAGTGTAATTCGTGCGTTAAATATGGCTCCTGAAACAATCATAGGACAACTTCGTCCTGAAATGACAGATGCTATTATCAACGAAGCTATAAGCTTGGAAAAGAAATCATTTGCGGGTGCGTGGGAAGGCCGCTTTGGTACAGAAGAATATCAAGCAGTGCTCGATCAACGTAAAGATGTTGTACTAACTTTAGATTTCGAAGATGGAAGATCTGAAACACTAAGTGGAGCCGAAGTTTACAAGCTAGTATTTGATAGCGGAATGCCTTGGATGTTAAGTGCTAATGGTACAATATTCACAACTGAATTCGAAGGAGTTATTCCAGGAATATTAAAACGTTGGTATGCAGAGCGTAAAGAGCTACAAGCAATGAAAAAGAAAGCAATTGAAGCAGGTAATCCGCTAGAAATTGCTTTCTGGGACAAACGACAACTTGTAAAGAAAATTAATCTTAATTCATTATACGGTGCAATTTTAAATCCTGGATGTAGATTTTTTGATAAGCGTATAGGACAATCAACTACGCTAACTGGCAGGCAGATTGTAAAACATATGAGTGCAGAAGTTAATAAAGTTATTACAGGTGATTACAATCACATTGGCAAGGCTGTGATATATGGCGACACAGATTCTGTTTATTTTAGTGCATATCCAATTTTAAAAACTGATATAGATAATGGTACAATCCCGTGGACTAAAGAATCAGTAATTACTCTTTATGATCAAATAGCAGAAGAGGCAAATACAACATTTAAAGATTTTATGGCTAATGCTTTCCATTGTCCAGCTAGCAGATCTGCAGTAATTGCAGCAGGTAGAGAAATTGTAGCAGAATCAGGACTATATATTACAAAAAAAAGATATGCAGCATTAGTATATGACTTAGAAGGCGAAAGAAAAGACATAGACGGAAAACCGGGAAAAGTCAAAGCAATGGGTTTGGATTTGCGTAGATCTGATACTCCTGTTTATATGCAAGAATTTTTGATGGAAATTCTTATGATGGTCTTAAAAGAATCGCCAGAAAAAGATATAATAGAAAGAATTACAGCATTTAGAATAGAATTTAAAGAAAAACCTGGTTGGGAAAAAGGTTCTCCTAAACGTGCAAATAGAATAGGTCATTTTCAACGATTAGAAGATTCAAAAGGAAAAGCAAATCTTCCAGGACATGTACGGGCTAGCTTAAATTGGAATACGTTAAAAAGTATAAATGGTGACAAATATAGCTTGGATATCG